AGGCCGCGCCGAAGATCGCCACCGGATCGGTGAGCGTGGCCGCGAACTCCGCCGCCGCCGGGCTCGACCGGCCCTCGATGGGCAACAGCGCCAGAAGATCGAGCGCCAGCGCGTCAGCGCGGCGCACCGCCAGTGGCAAATGCGGGTCGAGCGCCAGCTGGATCGTCCAATGGGCGTGCAGCCAGTCGGCCCAGGCCTGCGGCGTGATGGTGGCCTCGATCATGGCACAGGCCAGCGGATGGGTCTCGGCGTCGTGGTGCAGGTCGCGCGTGGCCTGCCAGAGCGGTCCGGGCATGGGGGTCTCCAGATGCAAAGACGCCCCTGGCGGAACCGGAGGCGCGTGAAAGTGTGATGGGGGATGAAGGGTCGCGCCGGGGGCGTGGATCGGTGCCGTCAGCCAGGTATCGGCATGCAGACGATCAGCCTGCCACCTCCGCGTCATAGGCGGCCTGAAACAACCCGGCGACATCGGCATTTTTGAGCTCGTCCATGGCCTCCAGCTGGACGGACACGGCCCGCTCGGCCCGAAAGCAGGCCTTCACATGGCCGCCAACCGCCTGCGCGACGGCCGTCACCTGTGCCGTGCTCAAATCGGCCCATCCGCTGTCGAGCTTGTAGGCCACCGGCCCGGATATGAGGCCCATCTGCAGGGAATTGACCACCGCGGTGATCTGCGCCTGGCTTTCGCGGGTCGTCTGGATGCGCTGCCCGCCCGGAAGATCGAGACCCGCGGTCTCGTGACGCCAGCGCAACCAGGCCAGCCGGGCCAAGGGCTCTGTCGGAGCGCCGGAGCGTCGTGCCGCCTCGGGGTCCGCTTCGATCTCGCGCAGCCGGGTCCGGAACGTCTGCTGGTCGGTGAATGTCTCGAAGAACGCGGCCCCCGTGGTGACAGACGCGCCAGGGGCAAGGTGGCCGTGGCTCACGCCGTCGCCATGCGCGATCCACCAGGTGGGGTCCGTCGCCCTGTACTCCATCAGACAAGCCCTCCGTCGGTGATCGTCCAGCCCATCCCGTCGAGATCGACGGAGGCCGCCGACAGCACCCCGTCCCATGTGGCGACCTTGTAGGGCTGGTCCGGCATGATCGCGTCCTGCGCCGTCGCCTGAACGGCGTCGGTGCCGTCGCGCAGCTCCCAGGCGGTGCCGGTGTCGAGGAAATGCCAGCCAGTCGTCTTCTCGAACTGCTGCTGTGCCCCGTTCCAGAGAAACGCGCCATCAGCGTCCGCGGTGCTGGCCGATGCGACCAGCACCCGGCGCGAGCGCGCAAGAAACGCCCGCGCCGACACGGCGTCCCCGAACCGGCTGCCGGGGGCGTAGACCGTGGCGGTGTAGGTCGGAGGGCTGTGGTTTCCGGTCAGAGGGACGCTGAACGGCCCGTCCTGATTGTATGCGGTGTTCGCCCAGCCGATCAGGGTTCTGGAATACGGCTCTCCGTGAATGGGGGTGGTGTCCCAAATCAACGACATGGACACCCCGGTCTTCGACAGCGGCCACGCACCGAGAGAGAAGCTGAAATCCCTCGCATCGAAAAACATGCCGTCGAAGGTGCTGACGTTCGAGACGTCCCAGCCGGAGATGTCGCGGTTGAACGCGGTAAAACCCCTGAACATGTCTTTCATGTTCGTGACCTTCGAGACATTCCAGCCCGAGATGTCCTGGTTGAACGCTATGGCGCCCTGAAACAGCCCTTCCATGTTGGTGACACCGGACACATCCCAGGTCAGGACCGAGGCATGGTTGAAATCCCGCGCGCTGTTCATCATGGCTTTCGCATTGGAGGGCAGCACCCAGTTCGTCGTGTCGGAATTGAACGGTGACAGATGGAGCATGTGCTCCACGCTGGTGGCAGATGACAGGTTCCAGCCCGCCAGACTGGCGTTGAAAGCCGACCGGGAGAACATCCGCGTGAAATTCTCGACATGGCTCACGTCCCAGGTGTCGAGGGGCTGACTGAACGTCCCGCCCTCGAACATGTTGTTCATGAACCGCGCGGCGGACACGTCCCATCCGTCCAGGGGCTGGTTGAAGGCGTGCGGCACCGCATCATCGTCCGGCGTGGCGAACATGTAGGAAAAGTCGGTGACGGTCGACACGGTCCAGTTCCGGATGCTGTCGGACCCGCCGTTGTTGAAGGCGTTGGTGCCCAGATTGCCCTGGCTGGTAAAGGCCGCGGCGAACATGTAGCTCATGTCCGTGGCCGACCGCGTATCCCAGCCGCCGATGTTCTGGTTGAAAACCTGCGTCGACCGCCCGGACCCGCCACCGAACATGTTCCTGAACGTCTGGACCTTCGAGACGTCCCATGACCCGATGGGCTGGTTGAAGCTCATCGTGGCGTTGGCCACGAAGAACATCTTCTCCATGGTCGTGACATTCGACGTGTCGAGCCCGGAGATGTCGTCGTTGAAGGTCACGGCATCCATGAACATCTCGCTCATATCCGTGATGTTCGACGTATTCAGCGTGCCTGCGTCGAAGCCGGGATCGCCCTCGCGGAACATGCCGCGTGCGGTCGTGACCTGCGGCGGCAGCGCCGGGTTCACATGGGTCGTGTTGTTCGTCACGTTGCGGAAGGCTTCCCGCAGCGAGGTCAGCCCCAGCTTGAAGCCGATATTCTCGACACGGACCAGCCCCTGGAGGTTGGCGTTGCCGCCATACTGTTCAAGCTGTCCGCTCACCGTGACCGTGACGAGGCCGGTCACGCCGACATCGTAGACATGGCTGACGATCCCGCCGGACTGCACGGTCTGGCCGATCCCGTCGCCCCAGTCTATCGCCACATCGACGAGACCGCCGTAAACCCCCAGCGGCAGATAGACCGTGCGATTGAGCGCGAGACCGGGATCGAAGACCAGCTGCATGGAGGCCGCCCCGTTGAGAATGTTCCGGGGCACGGTCCAGCCCGTGTGGGTGACGGGGCCGCTGCCGCCGGCCCGGCCGCCATAGCGCCCCCGCCAGATATAGGCGGCGCCGTCCAGAAGCGTTTCGGGAAGCGTCACTTGCGCGCCGCCCACAGCCGTGACCGTCTCGTCGGGGATGTCCACCTCCGGATCCGAGCCGGCCAGCCAGAACTCGATCCGGGTTTCGACATAGGTGAGGCCAAACTCCGAGTTGAACGGCGTCAGCTCCACCGCGCCGCTCGTGGCCCCGTCCGGGGTCACGGCGTCCGGGGTGTCGATCAGCTCAGGGTACACCTGCCGGACGGGCACCGAGAACTCGGACTGGCCGCCTTCGGTCCCTTTATAAAGGCCGCGCCACCAGAACGCCTGACCCGGGCTCAGCCCGTCGCCCGGATAGATCGTCTGATATGCGCTGGCCGTGGCGCTGGTGATGTCGCGCGTGAAGACAGGGGTGTCGAAGCCGTCCTGCGATCCCGCGACCTCGAAATACACCCCTGTCTGGCTCAGCCCGCGCGGGCTGAAGAACTGCGTCAGGCGCAGTCTTGCGGCCTCTTCGCTGTTGGTCGGCGGCAGCGCCCCCGGGCGCGCGATATCCACGGCGCCGGTGGGGATGCGCCACTGAACGCCATCGGAATAGTAGAACTGGCCGTCGCTGCCATAGATCGCGGCCCCCTCGTATAGCGCGGGGTCAAGGGCCGCGCCAACCGGCGAGGGAACCGCGCGCCCGCGCCCGATGAAGACCGGCTCGCCCAGAAACCGGGTGCCGTGGTTGAGATAGCGGCTCATCAGCTTGTCTCCGGATCGTGTTGCTCGGCCGCCCCTTCCGAGGCGGTGCTGGTGAGTTGGACGGCATTGGCGGCAGAGGCCTTCACCTGCATGCGGTCGCCATGCGCGCTGGCGGGGTCGCGCTTGAGCATCCGCTGGCCCGGGGCGGGGTGCAGATAGGTCTCTCCGGCAATGATCCCGATCACCGCCTGCTGCACGCGGGGGCCGTCCTCGTGCAGGATACTCACCTCGAGCGTCACGGTGCTGGTGCCGCCGTTGAAGAACATCAGCGGCGCTTCGATCAGCGCAAAGCCCGGCTGGATGCGGCGCTCGTCGTCGGCCGGATCGCGGGCGTCGGGAAAGCGGCGCTGCGGGTCGGGCACGGAGAAGTCCGGGGCTTCCAGCACCGTCAGCCAGTCGGTGCCGAGGCTCTCGACGAGGATGCGGACGGGAACGGCGGCGCCGGCCTGGCGGACGGTCTGTCTCATTGCTGGCCTCCTGCGATGATGGCCGCGCGGCGGGCGCGGGGAAGGATGGTGCGATCGATGGGCGGCCCCTCGAGTTGCCCGGTAAGCGGGTTGACCAGCGCGCCGCCGGTGAAGAACTGCTTGCCGTTGCCGTCGATGCCGGAAAACACCACGCGCCCGAGATTCTTCTCGACGATGCTCTGGGGCACCTCCTGCGCGGGGCGGGAGAAGGCGCGGCCATTGACCCCGGTCAGGGTCTCGTTCCACTGGTGGCCGACGGCGGTGATGGTGCTGGGCGCGCGCTCGGTGGGGACGGGATCGGCATTGGTGGTGGCGATGAGCACGTCGTCGATCAGCGCCGCGACCATGGCCTGCGCGCCCGGCGAGACCAGCGCGCCGATCTCGTCGCGGATGCGCTGCCAGCCAAGCGTAAACCAGTAGAGCTGGCCCGGCGCGCCGATGAAGACGGCGTTCCAGTCATACATGCCGCGGGTGAAGAGCTGCGTCGATTGCTGCTGACCGGCGGTCAGATCATAGCGCAGAGACAGCAGCAGGAAGCGCGCGTCGCGCCGGGTCGGCTCCTCGCGCGAGGCCGCCGAGGCGGTGGAGAACCCGTCGATATAGCCCTGCGCCACCAGGTGCGCCCACATCGCGTCGGTGATGGCCGCCTCATTGGCTTCGATGGCCGCGGCATCGGCGGGGTATGCGCCGAGCGCCTGTGGCGGCGCAGTGAGCGGGACGACGACATTGCGGTAGCCTTCGGACCACAGCGTCCAGTCGCCGGCCTGCGAGGCGCAATTGGACAGGATCATCTCGCCGCCATCGAGGCACATGTACTGCTTGTGCGAGAAGATCGCGATGGCGTTGATCCCGTTGATGAAGGCGCCGTTCCGGGCAAGATAGCCGATGCCGTTGGGGTTGCTCGGGGTGGCGCCCCAGAGCATGATCTGCGGGAAGACCGAATACGGGCTCACCACGGCGCGATCGGCGAGCGCGACACCGCCGCCACGCCCCACGAGCGGGTTCTGGTTGGCCCGGTCCAGCGGTGGCGGGATGAGCACCGGCTCGCCGGTGCGATACATCACGATGTTATGGGCATAGACGGTGCGGTTGATGACCGCGCCGGGGCGGAAGGACACGGCAAAGCCCTCGGTCGGGTCGTCGAGGCTGTCGACGCGCCAGCCGCCCTCGAAGCTGAAGCCCTGGACATAGCCGCCATTGCCCATCCGGAAGACGTTGCGCTCCTCAAAGCCCGGGGCGGGGACGATCTTCGTGGCCCGGGCCGCGGTGGCGGAGATGACGCCAGTGCAGTGATCGGGAAAATCGATATGGCCCTGTGTCGGGTAGGTGCCGGGATGGACATGGATGACGGCCGGGTCGTCCGAGCCCGCAAGAAGGTCGCGGGCCGCCTCGATGTCGCGGACCGCGCGATCGCGGCCCTCGCCATTGCCGCTGTTATGCCCGTCCTGGGCCACGTAAAAGATGCGCTCTTCGGGGTATCCGTTCGCCAGCGAGGGCGAGACGAGCGCCAGGGTCGAGCGCTCGATGGCGCAGATCTCGATATCGGTGGCGTGCTGCGAGCCGTAGGTCTCGACGAAGGGCCGGGCGTAGCGTGCAGCAGCAGGCGCCGCGATCGCACCCGGTCCGGGCGCGGCGCCGACATCCACGGCCATGGCGATCGTGCGGCGGCCGTCGGTGACGCGCGGGGCGAGGTCCGTGTGCGCGACGCTCTGTGACAGCACCGCCTTGTCGGCATCGAGCCAGATCACGCCTATGGTGACCGCGTCGGAGGCCGGGTCGGGGCTGTCGATCACGCGCCGCCAGGCGGCGCGCAGGACATGTGCGACGCCGGGCTCGAGCGGCACCGGGGTGAGGCCGACCAGCTTCTGCAGCCCGGTCAGGCGGGCGATCTTGCCATCCGCGCCCACGGCGATGGCACCGCCATCGATCTCGTAGAGCGTCGGCGTGTCGCCGGGGCGATGCTCGAGGGGGGTATAGGTTTGCATGAAGGGCCTCAGCGCAATCGCAGTTCCAGAAGCGGGATCGAGGTGATCGAGCCGAGCCGCTCGATATCGAGGGTGATGTCCATCAGATCGCTGTCGAACCGGACGGGCACGTCGAAGGCAAAACCGGCGGTGAGGACCACGCCGGGCTCGGGCGCGGTCTCGAAGGTTACGCGCCCGGTGGTGGTATCGACGGACCAGCCGGTGAACTGCTCCGCGCCGCCCAGCGCGATGCGCGTGCTGCCCGCCACCGGCTTGTCGATACGCCGGATCTGGCCGTGCGGGGCGGTGCCGTAGGTCTTGGTGAGCGGAAACACCGTGGTCTCGCCGTCGCCAACACCGATCTCCTGGTCGAGCTCGGAGACGGCGCGCGAGGGCAGGCTCGACGTGTAATCGGCCCAATCCTTGAACCGGAACCCGTAGAGGCGACCAAGGCGCGCCTCGAAGAAGGCCACGACACGGGCGAGATCGTCGGCGCGGCGAATGCCGTAGCTGACATCATAGCGGCGGCGCGACGCGGACCACGAGGCGTTGCGCTCTTCATGGCCGGAGGCCAGTTCGACCACCTGCGTGCGGCGTTCCGGCCCGCCGCGCGCCCCGCGGCTGATATCGTCGGGAAAGCGCTCTTCGTGAAAGGCCATCGAGAAAGGCTCCTGAGTTATAGTCCACGCCGCCCAAGCGCGACCGCGCGGGAGATGTCGGCGGCGACTTGGGTGCGCGATTGCCGGAAGCTTTCGGCGTCGCGGGTCATGATGTTGACGGTGACGTTCGGGTCGCGGCGACCCGACCCGTCGTAGTCGCGCGCCTCGCGGCGCGAGAGCACCCGCTCGCCGCGCTGCAGGATCGCGGGCACTTCGTCAGGCCTGAGCCCGGCCATGCCGCCGGTGTGCATCCTTGGCGCGTCCGCGAAGGCCATGGCCGGAACCATGCGCGCGGGGCCAGCCGACCCGACCACGCCCCCGGCATGCAGGACGTCCGCAAAGATCCCGCCCGCGCCTCCGAGCGCGCCCGAGAGCGCATTGGCGATCGGCCCGAGAATGAACCGGCGCGCCGCGAGCTTGGCGAGATCGCCGAGCAGCGAGGTGACCAGGTCCCGGAAATCCAGCTTGCCGGTCTTCACGAAATTCCCCACCGCGGTCTCGGCGGACCGGAAGGCTCCGACCAGCGCCTTGCCGATATCTCCGCCGATGCTGCGGGCCTTGGCGGCATAGTCCGACAGGGCGGATGTGACCGCCTGCCAGCCGGTGACCGCGGCCTCGGTGTCGGGCGCGGCGGCCGCTGCCGCGGCTCCGGCAGCGGTGCCGGCCTTGCCTGCCGCCTGTCCGGCATCGCCGAGCGCGGTCTCAAACCGCTCGGCGGCGTCGCTGGCCTCGGACAGCGCATCCGCCCCGTCCGTGTCGCTGCCCCGCACCGCGTCGCGCAGCGCCTGCCAGCTGTCCAGCGGCGCGCGGGCGCTCTCGGCCAGATCGCGCGCCACGCCGCGATAGGTGTTGGCGGACCCGAGCGCCTCTGTGGCCGCACGCGTCAGGCCCAGATCGGGGGCGGTGAGCGGATTGTCCTCGAAGGCGCGGTCGAACGCGTCGCGCGCAGCAGACGAGGCCGCCGTTGCGGCGCCCTCAAACCGGTTCTCGATCTCGCCCAGCTCCAGATCGGGGATGACCGACAGCCGCCGCTCCGAGCCGAGCGCCTCCAGCCCGGAATTGATGCCGCCGATGAAGCCGTTGATGCGCGAGACCACGCCGTTGAGCATCGCCTCGACCCCGTCGACCAGGCTGTTCGCCGCCTGAAACGCCAGATCGCCGATGGCCGCGGGCAGTCGGCCCCAGATCGCCCTGATCGCCGCGTAAGCCCCCTCATAGGTGTTCGCGGCGGTGTTGCCAAAGTCGACCACGCTCTCGATGGCGCTCTGCATCGCCGCAGCCGCATCGGCCTTGAGATCGAAAAACGTGGCCGTGGCGGCCGCGCCCGCCGCCGCAGCCCCGGTCCTGATCCGGTCCCAGACCTCGAGGGCCACGCCCCGCAAAAGCCCCATCGCCGCGCCAAAGCTGCCCGCGCCCGACACGAGCCGCCCGAGCTGGTAGATCAGCTCGCCTGCGCCCACGATCAGCGCGCCGATCCCCGTGCGGATGAGCGCCCCGCGCAGGACCACCAGCGCCGTGGCCAGCCCGCGCACCGACAACGCCGCTGCGGCCAGCCCCGCCACCCAGCGCCCGGCGAGAAACCCCGCAAAGGCCGCCGCCGTGCCGGCCAGCCGACCGAGATTGCCAAAGAGCCGCTGGATCGCCTGGCCGAGCGGGCCGGTGGTGCGGGCCACCGCCGCCATTGCGTCGGCGACAGCCTCCAGCGCCGGGGCCGCGGCCACCGCGAGCTGGTTCGACAGCCCCCGCCAGACCAGCCCGAGGCGCGAGATGGCATCGTTCGTGCGCTCGATCTGTGCTGCGTCCTGATCGGAAACGATCGCCCCGAAATCGCGCAAATCCTGATTGGCCTGCGCAAGCGTGGCGGTATCAAGGCGCTGGAAGGCGACGAAAGCCCGGTCGCTGAAAAGCTGGCTGAACAGCGCCGCCTGCTCGGACGCGTTCGCATTCTCGCGAATGCTGCGCGTGACCGCGTCGATCCGCTGGTCGAGCGGCAGGCGCAACAGCGCCTCGGCATTCAGGCCAAGCTGCTCGATCGCCTTTGCCGCCGGACCCCCGCCATCGCTGGCAAAGAGCGACAGCCGCCGCGTCAGCCGCGACGCACCGCCCTCGATCTCGGAAAACCGCGCGCCGGAAAGCTCCGCCGCCCGCTCCAGCACCTGGATGCTGGCCACGGTCGTGTCGAGCGAGGCGGCGAGCTTGGCCTGCGCATCCACCGTCTGCAGCCCCGAGCGCACCATGGCAACACCGGCCGCGGTGGCGGCGGCCACGGCAGCGGCAGAGGCCACCCGCACGCGCCGTGCAAACCCCGCGAGCCGCCGGTTGGCCGCCTCCATCTCCTGGCTCAGACGCCCGAACCCGCGCTTGCCGGCCTCGCCCACGCCTTCGAGCTCGGCGCGCACCTGTCGGCCACCGACGGCCGCGAGGCGGACGCTAACGCGTTTCTCGGCCATCGGTCAGACTCCTTGCTTTCGCCGCATCGGCGTCTTACGTTCTTGTCATCGATACATTGAGAGTATGACCATGGCCGAGACCGCGACCCTGTCCTCGAAGTTCCAGATCTCGATCCCCAAGGCGATCCGGGCTGCCCAGCATTGGGAAGCCGGGCTGACGTTTGCCTTCATCCCGAAAGGCACGGGCGTGTTGCTGGTGCCGGTGCCGAAGAAGAATGATCTGAAGGGGCTCGCGAAAGGCGCCAGACCGGATGATTACCGCGATCGTGCAGACCGCGTCTGATGATCCTCGTCGATACCTCGGCCTGGATCGAATGGCTGATCGACTCGGCAACCGGCGCCAAGGTCGCCGCGCGTATTCCCGAGCAGGCCGACTGGCTGGTGCCGACGATGGTCCAGCTCGAGCTCGCCAAGTGGCTCACGCGCGAGGCCGATGAGGACAAGGTAGATCAGGTGATCGCCTTCACGCAGGTCTGCAATGTGGTCCCGCTCGACACCGAGATCGCGCTGGCAGCGGCCGAGGCCTGCCGCACTCACAAGCTCGCGACCGCGGATGCCATCATCTTTGCGACGGCCCGCGCCCATGGCGCAACAGTGCTGACCTGCGACGCGCATTTCGAGGGGCTGCCGGACATCATGCTGATCGAGAAGATCAAGGCCTGACGCCGGCATCTGTATCGGCCGCCAATGCCTCGTTCGCCTTGCGCACCATCACCGCCTCGAGGGCGGGGAGCAGTTCGGCCATGGCGCAGGCCGGGATGCCCAGCGCATGGCCCAGCGAGAGGCCCGCCGACATGTCCCAGCCGATCACGGCACCGGGCGTCACGCGCAGCTGGCCACCGAGGCGGCCCACCAGGTCCCAGACCTGCCAGCCCTCGAGGGTCAGCGGCTGGTTTTGCCGCGCCGGGCAGTCCTGGCACGCCGCTTGGCAGGCGTCGCAGTAGCGCGCGCCCCCGCCGAATTCCCACTCGGCGAGGGCGCGGAGGCGTTTTTTTCCTGTTCCAGCAGCAGACCCTTCGAGACGTAGACCAGCTGGAAGGCTTCGAAGATCGGCCAGATATCGAGGAGCGCGTCGATGGCCTCAGGGCTCGGCTCTATGGGGGTGCCGGCCGCGTCGCCCACGCCCTCCCAGGCCAGCACCGCGCGGCGCGCGAGCGCCTTGGCAAAACCATGGCGCGCTCCTCATCGGAGATCACCGCCGGATCTGCATCGGGGGTCTGGTCGGAGTCTTCCTCCGGGGTATCGTCGGGCACCGCCTCGACGGTCGGATCGCTGCGGGTCGCCACCATCAGCGCGGTGGTGAGCGGGCGCAGCTGGACCCGGACGCCGGGGGCGAGGTCATGCCAGCGCGGCGCGTTCGTCAGATCGAGGGTAAGCATCAGGCGTAGGTCTCCATGTCGTTCACGAGGGTGGCGGTGCACATGCCGTTAGCAGTGGCGTCGCGCGCGGCCTGCCAGTCGAAACTCGCCTGCACGCCCTGCGGCCCGGAAATTTCGATGCGGGGGCGCGGCAGGTAGACGGCGTGCACGGTGAAGGTGAAGCTTTGGCCCGAGGGAAGGACATAGGCGAATTCCATCTCGCAGGCCTCTCCGTTGATCGCCTGGTCCACCAGTACCTGATCGGCGAAACGCACCTCGATCCGTCCACTCAGCGCAGCGATGGACGGGTCCGCGCCGTCGATGCGCCCGTCCGAGCGGATGGTCTCGATCCGGTCGAGGTTGTTGGCATAGGTGATCTCGGCGGAAACCACGTTGCCGAGCGCCGTGCCGTTGCGGGTGATCGCGCCGTTGAAATGCCCGAAGCGCTTCAGTTCCAGCGCTGCGGGTGTTCCGGCGCTGGTGGTCGTGCCCACCGTCTCGCCCTGCGCCACCAGTCGCGCGGTCGCGGTCAGCAGCCCCGAGCGCTGCATCTGCCAACTGATCTGGTCGAGCACGCATCCGGAATACATCGCATAGCGCGGCACTTCGGGCATGCCGGTCTCGATCGACAGGCTGGGCAGCGTCCACGACCCCGACTTGAACGCATGCGTCCAGGGTCCGGTGCCGGTCGTGGTCGGATCACCAAAGGCCGCCTTCAGCCAGAACCCGAACGCCTGCGCATCGATCGGCACGACCACCTCGCCGTCGGCCGTGACCGCATCCTTGATCGGCGCCAGCGGGTCGCGGCCGTAGCCGAGAAGCTCCGAGGTCAGCAGCGGCTGCTCGGCCCCCAGCGAGGTGCTGGCGAAGGGCATCTTCGTGAAACCGCCCACCGGCGGCGTTCCATAGGTCGTCTCGAACGCAAGCGCCATCTGCGCCCGCGCCCCCTGGGCTCGTGCCATGGTGGTTTCTCCTGTATGTGGAAACAGATGAGCTCCGAGAGGGCCGAAACTCGTAAAGGCAGAATTGAATGACGGACGAAAAACATCCCGTCTCCGGGTCCGGTGGCCGCTCGCATCTTGGCGCGGGCTCACGCATTACCGGCGAGCTCTCATTTCCCGGCACGGTCGAATTGCCCGGCTATGTCAAGGGGCGGGTGGAAGCGTCCTCGATCATCATCGAGGAGACGGGCGAGGTTGAGGGCGAGCTTGAGGCCGCCCGCATTGCCATCAAGGGGCAATTCAATGGTCAGATCACGGGTGGTACGGTCCAACTGCATACCAGCGCGCGTATGGTCGGCGACATCACCTATGACAGCCTGAGAATCGACAGCGGCGCGAAGCTGGAGGGGCAATGCACCCCCCGAGCCCCGAACAGGGATGCGAAATCGGCTGATCAGCCCAGCGGATCAGACGTGGAATAGTGCAGAACGACCAGGATCACCGCGGCCTTCAGGCTTGCCGCGCCCTCGACCGGCAGATCCACCGGGCGCGGCGCTTCCGCCTCGACCCAGTCGCAGAGGCCGCCCAGCGTGCGGTCGGCGGCGATCGCCGCGCCGATGCCGGCGGTCAGGGTGTCGAAGGCGGCGTCACGGTCGGCGCTCTGCACGACCGCCTCGATCTCGGCGCGGTGCTGGTAGTGGTAGCTCAGGGGCGACAGCGTCACCTCGGGCTCCCCCGGTTCGCCGTCGCGCAGGATCAGCAGGCCACTGGCCGGGATTCGCTCGGGCAGGACCTCACCGCGCAGGGCGGTGGCGGGCAGCGCCGAGAGCCGCACGTGCAGCGCGGTGAGGATGGTTTCGCGAGAGCTGGGCATTGTCTTTTTAGTTTCACATCTTCACGAAGCGGTGGGGGCACTTTTACATGTACTGGTCAGTCCATGTTCGATCGAAGGGAAACCACTATCCACGAGCGCAATATACACGAGTGGCCAACCGTAGTTCCGTCAAGTAGCCACAGCACATCAGACATGTAAAGATAGGCAAAAGAGCGCATGACATACACTGTCGAATCTTTTTCATGGGGAATCGAATTAATTGATCCGAAAATTCAGAAAATTAAGGTTGCAACGATCGACGAAGCCAAGAAAACAATGGAGCAGCAATGGGAAAATCCAAAATGCTTTCACGTGCGAGTGCTCAGTCCAATTGATCCAACTGATCCCCTCGAGCTCAAGCACCGACTTCATTGCATGAAATCTCGCCCAACAACGGATCGCGAGCTGCACCAATTCTTCGAAACTATCATTGTGCCGGAGGATATAAGAAAACCACGTCATCTCGGACAGATGAATGTGCTGCGGGTAAGTGATTTCCGCTCAGCAATTCCTGTTAAGCGCATATATTTTTCAGAAATAGAGATCCTTCATATCGTTTGGGGAACTTCCTGCATGGATCAAATTGAAACCGAAGGATCTTCAGGTGGAAGCGAGGGCTCACGACACGATAACCTTGAGACATGTATAGCGACGGCTGCGCTCACACCGAACGACATTGCTAATCTTCTTGGATTTAGTGATGATTGTCGGTTTTACCTAAGTGAAGTTGACATAAAAGGAGTGAGCGCTGAACTTTCTTTCTCTACGATGGATGCCAGCACAGATTTCATTCAATAGGCTCGTGTATTAACCACTACCATCTCCTTTCCAGCCAGTTCGCCACGATCAGCCCGGGCAAGCTGTCACGCGCCCGCTCGTTGTCCCGGTCGAGATCCAGCCGCTTCGGCAGCTTGACCTGCGGCACCAGCAGGAAGATCGGCACCGTGGTCAGGCCGCGGCCGGTTTTCGAGCGCGAGGCAACCGCACGGCCGCCCTTGTTGAGCCGCCCTTCGGCAACGAGCAGGCTGGGGCTGGATGGGCGATAGACGAAGCGGAGGCGCAGACCCGTGCGGCGTTCCCATTCGACCGGGGTGGTCCGGCCGCCGCGGCGGGATTTTCCGGCGGCTGCCGTCGGGATCGCCAGCCAGAAGCCATTGCGCGAGCGGATCAGCGGCCCGGTATCATGGGCGCTGACGATATCGGGCGCTTTCGACCACACGAGGGCTGCGGCGTTCAGGCTGGACTGCCCCTTCGGATACTGCTCGCTGCGGATCGTGCGCGCGAGCCGCTGCCCAAGCCCCGCGCCGGTGATCTGCGTGCGCCAGGCGGTCTTGAGGCTGGTCCCGGCCTCGCGCGTGGCGGCCGTCACAGCCTTCTCGCCGGCCCTGATTTCCGCAGCCATCATGGCGGCCAGATCCGGGGTGATGTCGAGTTTCAGCTTCATGGGGATCACGCAGGCCGTAGGTCGATGGTCCAGACGAGCCGCTCACGGTCACGGACCGGCTCGCCCTGGATGAGAAACGCCTCGCCATCCATCTCGACACGGTCACCGGGACGCGGGGCGGGCACTTCCGCCACGCGCAGATCGATCCGCGTGGTTTCCGACCAGATGCGCGCGTCACCGAAGCCGGAGATGTCATCCGCGCGGCGGGTGACCACGCGAACGAGTTGGGGTGCGCCGACTTCGGCGGTATAGACGGCGTCCCGCGCGATATTGCTGTCGGCGAAGAGTGCTGCAATGGCTGATGCAAACGCGCTGTTCACGGTTATACTCGCCTCATGAAACACAAAACTATTTCCGGCAGCCCGATTCGATCCCGGGCCCTGTCCGCGCTTCGCGACGCTTTTTGCCAGCAGCACCCCGACACCCCCATAGATGCCAAGGGCTACGCTGAAGACTTTCGCGACACCCTGCTGCCGCTGGTGTTGCCAGAGGATTTCGAGGCTGATCTCAGCGCGGGCGACGGCAATGAGTTGCAGACCAAATTCCGGGCCGTGCATTCCTCGTCTGCCCTCGCAGTGAACTGCTTTGCACCGTTCCGCAGCCGGATGGCCGATCTGTCCCTGCCCGTGGAAGGCCCGTTTGACCCGCTCCAGTTCGAACAGAGATGCCCGACCGGGCTGCGCGGTGGTCGCGCCCCGAACCTCGATGTCCTGCTCACCGGCCCGAGTGGCGCAATGGGAATCGAATCCAAGCTGACGGAATACCTCGCGCCGCATCGCGCCGCGTTCTCGCCCGCATACGCCGAACAGATCCGCGATGAGCGGCGCGAACAGGGCTATTTCCACGAGATGCTGCGCCTCATGGATGAACCAGACAGCTACGTGTGGCTTGATGCCGCGCAGCTCATCAAGCATGCCTTCGGGCTTGCCAGGACTTTTGGCGACCAGCCGGTAACGCTCCTCTACCTGTTCTGGGAACCTGCCAACCCGTCTGCCAGCGAGATTTATGCAGAACACCGGCAGGAGATCACGGCCTTCGCGGAAAGGGTCGCCGGATCGAAGCCCATGTTCAGGGCAATGAGCTATCCGGAACTGTGGTCATCCTGGCAGGATGCAGGGCCAGCGGACTGGCTGGCCCCGCATATCACGGCTCTGCGCGAACGCTATGAGGTGACAATTTGAACCTTTACGTCCGCCGTGCCGAGCGCAGCACTTGCGGGCGGGTGCAGATCGGCAGCGGGTTGCTCTCTATCTCGAGCCGCACCCATTCGTCGCGGTCGCGATCGGGGATCATGCGCGCGTAGAGCGGCAGGCCCACGGTGTTCACGGTCTCGAACGTGTCGGCCGGGGCGTAGTAGATCTCGAACAGCCCCTCGACCCCCTCGGGGTAGAAATACGCCTTGTCGGTGGGCACGCCGAAGCCCAGCCCGCCGCGATACCGGCGGAAGGTGATCCCGCCGAAGCTGACCTCCTCGCCCACGCGGCCGCGCAGATCGGCGGCCGCCG